ACTCTGTTGGAGATGCACGTTTACGAGAGCTTCTCCGAAATTGATGCCGACGACGAGAACACAGTTGATCTTCCTTATGTTGTGACGATCGACTACGACTCTCAGCAGATTGTCAGCGTCCGACGCAACTGGCGCGAGAACGACAGCAAGAAGATCCGGCGCAACTGGTTCGTGAGCTACAAGTTCCTCCCCGGTGTCGGGTTCTATGGCTTTGGCCTTTACCACATGATTGGTGGTCTGGGCAAGGCTGCGACCGGATCTCTGCGCGCACTGCTTGATTCTGCTGCTTTTGCCAATATGCAAGGTGGTTTCAAACTCAAGGGTCGTGTCAGCGGCGGCGAGATCGACATCAATCCGGGTGAATTTGTTGATTTGGACGCGACAGTTGATGACGTTAACAAGGCTGTTATGCCTTTGCCTTTCAAAGAGCCGTCATCAACGCTGTTCCAGCTGCTTGGCTACATCACAGACCTTGGTCGCCGGTTCGCTAGCACTGCTGATCTGAATGTTGGCGATGTCAACCCCAACGCTCCAGTTGGCTCGACGGTTGCTCTGATTGAGCAGGGCTCGAAAGCATTCTCAGCGATTCACAAACGTCTGCACCACTCTCAGGGTCAGGAGTTCAAGCTCCTCGCAGAGCTGAATGCGGAGAATCTGCCAGAGTCGATGACGTTTGCTGTCTTTGGCGCAACGCAGACTGTTTATGCTGCTGACTTCAATGACCGAATCGACATCATCCCAGTCAGCGACCCGAACATCTTCAGCACTGCCCAGAGGATCGCTCAGGCCCAAGCCATCCTCGAGATGGCCAAGTCCGCTCCCCAGCTTCACGACATGTATGAGGCTTACAAGCGGATGTATGAGGCCATCCGCATCCCGAACATTGACGAGGTTCTGAAGAAGCCTGTTGAGGCTCCGAGACTCGATCCGATTGACGAGAACATGAGCATCCTTTACGGCAAGCCAATTCGTGCTTTCCCGGAACAGGACCACGACGCGCATATCGCCGTTCATATGCAGTTCTTGTCGGACCCTTCTCTTGCGGGCAACCCCGGTGCGAAGGCTCTTCAGCCAGTCCTCATCGCACACATCGCAGAGCACATTGCGCTACTTTACCGCTCGCGCATGCAGTCAAGCATCGGTGTTCCGCTCCCCGGCCTACCGGACATCCGCGAAACCGACTTCAATTTCGAGGACATCGACCCCAACCTCGATATGCTCATCAGCCAGCGTGCCGCTCAGGTCGTCCAGCAAGCTCCGCAGATGCAGCAGATTCGCTCACTTACCCAAATGCAACAGGGTCAGCAGAATCCCCTGCAATATGCCCAGCAGCTCGCGCAGCTTGAGGCACAAGCCCTTCAGGCGCGTACGCAGGCAGAGATTCAAGCTGATCAGGCCAAAGCACAGTCTGACATTCAGATTGACAAGGCCAAGGCTGAACAAGATATGCAGATCGCAGCTATGAAGATCCAAGCAGATCTTGAAGCCAAAGTCCAAAAGTTGGAGGCGGAGTTGCAGTTGGAGCGAGAGAAGAACTTAGCAAAAGCCCAGATGGAGATTGACAATGGCTGAAAATTTAGACGAAGCGATCCAGAGGGCATACGTTAATACTCTCGCTCCTGTGAACCCGCAGGCTTTTGGCGCTCTGCGTCAAATTGGCAGTGGTGTCACTAGCGACACAGAAGCTCAGGCCTATCAGCAGATGATGGCTGATCCTGCTATGCGGGCGATGTCTGGTGAGCGGTCTGGCCCTCCGGCGGTTGAGCTCTCGGAGCAGGACAGGATGCTTGGGTCGCCTCAAGGCGGCATGGGGCAGACTCGCGGTCTTCCGCCAGAGGTCAGTGGCATCAATCCTGAAATGGCCAATCAAGAGGCCATGATGGAATATGTCCGACGCAAGGCTGAAGAGATCCGAGGTCGCATGGGTGGTCAGCCTGATTATGGCAGCTCGTTCGAGAACTTTTTGCGCAGCATTGCTCCGCGCATTCAGGAGCAGCAACCCAAAGAAGGAGGCCAATGATGGCTGAAGTCAATGTTGAAAACATCAGCGATCTGATGGATCAGTTTGAGGAGACCATGGGCTTCCCAGCTGATGCCCCTGGCCTCGCGCTTACTGAAGAGCAGCTCGTCAATTTTATGCTTCTCTGCCACGAAGCCATGCATGGTGGTGGTTATGAGAGCGAAGAAGAGTACGATGACGAGTACGAAGAGGAAGAGATTCCTGAGTCTGGCATGAAGGTCAAGGTTATCAAGATGCATGGCGGCGACGTTAGCTCCATGATCGACGACATGCTTGGCCACGGCGGTCCGAAGGTCGATTACTAAATGCCAGTTCGCAAGGTCAAAGGTGGCTACAAGTGGGGCAAGTCTGGCAAGGTCTATAAGACCAAGTCAGCCGCCGAGCGCCAAGGCCGAGCGATCTATGCATCTGGGTATAAGAAAAAGGGCAAAAAGTAATGGCCAAAAAACCTGGACTCTACGCTAACATCCACGCCAAGCGCAAACGGATTGAGCGTCAAAAGGCTGCTGGCAAAAAGCCAGAGAAGATGCGCAAGCCCGGAAGCAAGGGTGCGCCAACCGCAAAGGCTTTCAAACAAGCTGCTGCTTCTAAGAAGGGAAAAAAGAAATGAACTGGATCACGAAGAGGCTAGGTGAGCCCTCAAGTTATGCAGCTGCTGGCGCGATTGTTGTCGGCATCGGTGTCCTTCTCGGAAACCAGTGGGTAGTTCTCGCTGGTATCGTTGGCGGTGTCGCTGGCTTCGTCCTGAAGGAAAAAGGTAAGTTCTAATGGCTACGTACAAAGGTCGCAAAGTGACTCTGAATAAGCCCCGCCGCATTGGCAAGGGTGAACCCAGCTATGGCAAAAAGAAGTCTGTTGTTTATGTCATGGACGGAGATTCAGTTAAGCGCGTGACCTTTGGCGATCCGAATATGAAGATCAAGAAGAATCAGCCGGGACGCAGGAGCAATTTCCGTTCCCGGCACAATTGTGACAACCCCGGCCCAAAGACAAAAGCACGTTATTGGTCATGTAAGGCGTGGTGATATGGCCAAGGCAGCAATTAAAAAAGTCGCAGCAGCAGAGATCCGCGCAGCCAAGAGCTTTCTTGAGCGCAGAGGTCTTACGACTGAAGACATCAGCCCACGCAAGTTTGCGACAGCTGCCAAAGAGCTAGATAAAGGTTTCAAGGAGACTCTAGACATCCTTGCTCGTGAACTTAGCGGAGGTCAGGTCTGATGGCTGAAGGTGCACTCGGAAATATTGGCAACACAGCAGCATCAACCCTCGGGACCATTGCGAGCGACCCGATTGGCACTCTTAGCTCGTTCGTATCTGACCCGACTCAGGAAATTGATCTTGGCCTAGGCATCGCCAACCCCAGCCCTGCGGGAATTGTTTCTTCTATTGCCGGTAGGGCTCTTGGCATCCCGGCATTGGGATTTGTTGGCCCAGCCCTTGGTTTGGCAAGTGTTATTGGTGATGCTTTTGGCCCCAGCACAGGCACGAGCTTCGGTGTAGGTCAGCAGACTGGCTCCGGAATAAGCCAAGGACAAGTCACCGGTTATGGCACAGCCACAGGTGGACCCACAGGCCTCGGCATCAATGCTTACGGTCAGGAAGTCGATCCAAATGCTGAAATGACATCATTTGGAAGTCCCGGTGTGCAGATGGGAATGAGCATTGCCGACGATGTTTCAGCAGGTATGTCAAATGCGCCGGGGGCAACAGACGCTGGTCTAGGGGGCATCGGTGCAACGACCAACTCTCAAGGTACAACATCTGTATCAGGCCAGTCCGTAGACACTGGCTCTGCTTTTGGCGGAGACGCTCCGAGCCAGGCAAGTCAAGATGTTGCCGATTTTGCCGCAGCTCACGGAGAAGAAGTCGGTCCGGGTGGCGACGGTGATGGTGGTGACGGAACAGTAATCTGCACCGAGCTTCACCGACAGGGAATCCTTTCAAAGACGATTTACCTTTCTGACCAAGAGTTTGGGCGTAAACTGGCGATTGAAGATCCAGAGGCTTTTGCTGGATATCATGCTTGGGCAATCCCGGTTGTTTCCCTGATGAAGAAGTCCTGTGTGTTCACTAGGTTCGTTGCCCTCTTTGCGCTGCCTTGGGCTCGTGAAATGCATTTCATCGAAGCAGGCGTCGGCAAAGGATCTATCCTTGGAAAATTCATGATCAAGTTTGGAGTACCGATTTGCCGCTTCATCGGCCGCCGATCGGCCAAGGAGCTTTGCAATGGCTGAAGCAGAGATCAGACCGTATGACCCGACGATGCGTGAGCGGACTCAGGCAGCGATCGCTGATCTGCTTCAGTCTTATGGTTTGGCTGGTTCGAATTACCAAGCCCAAAAGTTCTCCAAGAACATCACAGGCACCATGGACGAGACTGCCCCACTTTTGGGCATCGGCCTGATGGACTTCACACCTGCTGGCTTGGTCTTTGCTGGTGAGGAGATTGCTCGTGATTTCTCTAAAGCGGAAGAGCCAGTTGATTACATCGCACCAGTTATCGGTGGGGCTCTGAGTGCTCTTGAAGCATACCCTTTGACCAAAGCGATTGTGAAGCCTATAAAGGCTCCTGTCGTAGATTTCTTAAGCAGTTTAAGCCGTAAGATGGAGAACTAAAGTGTCTGTTTTCTACAT